TTCCTTGATCGCTTTTACTGGTGTTTTATTAAAGGCTCCAATGCTTTGACCAAACTCATCTGAACCTAACCCTGCGGTTTTATCAATAGAAAACTTATCTGTTACTTCTGTTACTGGAGCTTTATCTCCACCAAACCATTTATTAAAACCTGTATTCTGTGTTCCCATAGGTTTACTAAAATATTGTCCTATACCTTTTCCTCCTCCAGGCATTTTTAAATTCATTCCTTGCTGTAATTCAGCTCCACCCAAATATCTCGCACCTTGACCTAAACCATAAGTTCCAAGACCTCTTACAAGAGATTTACCTAACTTACCCGTTCTATCATAGCCACCAAGACCGGCCATTAAACCACCGGCAATCGGATTGAACGGCGCAACAAAAGGAGCTGCAACTTCTGCAACTCTTGCTACTTCATTGGGTATTAATTTTCTTAATCTACTTCCAAGACCATAACGTTTTCTTCCACCCACATCCATGATTCCACCGTAAGCTGCCATCTGTCTATTAGGCATAGGTTGTGCAGAAGTCATCTGTCCTTCAGCCATAGCTTGTTCTATAAATCGTTGTAAAGACATTGGCTCTAGTCCTTGCTCTTCCATTTCAAATACGTATTTTGCGTACTCTTCTTCTAGTTGAGCCATCATCATTTGTTGCTGTTCTTCTGGTGATTTAGGACCTTCGTTTCCTTCATATTTAATAGAAGGAGCGCTGGTTTCTAATGTATCTGAAATGTTAATATCTGTTATAGCCATAATTATTCGTATGTTTAATGTTGAAGAGCAGGTATTTCTCCTGGTGATTTTATACTACTTTGTTTTTGAAAACAAATCAAGGGGTGGCATGATTACTCTTACATCTCTTTGCACATCCTCCTCTGGGATATTAGCTGCTTTTAAAGCTTCCTCATCCTTATATTTCTCCCCTGTTTTCTTGTTAGAAATAGTTGTTATTATTTCTTTGGGTTCTAGTATTTGCATTATGTTGTTACCTCTTTTTTAATGTTTAGATAGCTAACTCCAAAATCAAATGAGTCTGCGCTACCTGCTTTAATTGTAAGGGTTGTACCCCCTACTACTATTAAAGGTTGGGTTAATAATTCTTTAGTAAGATTAGCCGTTAAAGCTCCTGATTTAATAGCTGTAAAAGCATTGTTAGTAACGGTTACACTGGGAGTACCAGCTGATGTAACAAGAATAGATTTAATAACATAGGTTTCACTAACTAAAGGATTACCTGCACCAAAAGGATTAAGTTCTCCATTGCTGGTATCATTATCTATTCCTACAAAATCGTATTGGTTTATTACTGCCATTATTCCATAAAGAAGGCTTTAGCTTCTATCTCCTGTTTTAATTCTTCCTGAAAGGTAGAGTTTAATTTCTCTAACACTGCATCTAAATCTCTTACTAAAGAGTGAGCTACGTCTGCGTTATACTCATCGCTTGCTCGGGTTAATGATTGAACTATCTTAGCCATTATGCAAAATCTTTTTCAGTATAAGTTCCAGCTTCAGTAATTTTTCCTTCTCTCATTTTCTCATATTCAAATTTAGTCATATCTTTATTAATCAAACCATACTCTAAAGCGTCTTCATAATTTGTCCTATCAATAAGATCCTTCTGATTTATTGGTAGATACTTAGCTAAATCTTGTTTTGTAACTTTAGCTTCCTGATATTGGATGTCTCCTAATGCTTTCTTCCAATATGCATCCATAGCATTATTATCAACAGTACCACCAACCTTTGTTATTAAATCTTTAACATCAAATTCTTGTGCTACATCAGTACCAGTTATCCCTGCTTGGTTTTCACCAAATTGATCATCTCTAAAATCATACTTACCTTCACTTAAATTATATAAATTCTGTTCACCATAATCTAAATCTCTGTCTCTTCTGCTTAACATGTTGGCCATTCTTTTTTCGTCTCGTCTAAGGTTACGTGCGTCTTCATATTGTCGTTGAGTATTCCAACCACCATCTGGATTTTTTCCTCTCAATTGTCTTGGATCGATATGAGATAACATAGAGCCTACTCTACCAGGAATTCCTCCGAACATACTCGCCGCTCCTCTAAATAAATTTCCTATTCCAAATCTTGATTGATGTCCCTGAGATGTATCTCCGGGTACATTAAGATTTTTATATCCACCACCGAATCCTAAAAATCCAGGTTGCCCTGTCCATGATTGTTCAAAAGTATCTTTAGGTGATGTAGTAGTATAGCCCGGATCACTACTCGGACTATCAGGACTCCTTAGTGATCTTGTTTCTTGATCCCCAAAACTATGTCCTCCAGTTCCTGTAATTCCCCGACCTCTATCACTCATTCCAAAACCTTGTTCTTTATCTCCCCATCCATTTAAACTCATAAGGCCTGAAGGTCCTTCATTAGGTGAACCATTCATGGTTCCATACATATCCATATCTACAAGAGCATCTCTTTCTTGTGGAGTAATATAAGCGAGCTCTGTCATTTCATGATCAGGCGCTGATTGCCAATACTTAGGTGCATTAACCATAGGTTGTTCACCCAGGTAATTTTTAACTCCGCCTTGCATACTCATTATCCCACCATTATTTTTATGAATTCTACTTCCATAAGTATCCGTCCAGTCTCTTGCGATCTCTGGTTCGTTGGCCCATAGGTATCGTCTCTGTTCTTCTGATTTAAATGGCATTATCTTCTTCCTCCTGCATGTACATCTAACCTAAAAGTTCCTAATTTCCAATTAGAATCTAGGGCAGTGTTTGATATTTTTACTGCAACCGATCTGCCTCGTGCCCTGCACGATTGATAATTAGTGGCTGAAGTAATAGTAAAAGGTCCTAATGTAGAACTTACTGCGCTTTGATTAGGGAAATCTCTTAAATCTAATTCAACGATTGTGTTGCCAGCTTGAGTTATAAAATCGGGTAAAAATCTACTGACTCTCATTATAAATTCTCCATCTCCTCTGAATGTAATTCCTTGTTTTTGATCTTGAGTAATATCAAAATCTCCGGATAATATATTAGCAGGGATAGCAGCCGTCACTCCTCCTTTAATTTGATTTACTCCGGTCTCATGTTCATAATAAATTGAAATTCCATCCGTGTTTCCTACTGTATCACAGGTATCAGTACCTGCATCATATAAGGTGGCATGGGGTAAACCAAATATAGCTGAGTCTACCCAAGTCGTTCTAGGATAAAGTGAGTTGGCATTCGTATACCAAATAGGTCTAGAAGGAGTTGAATCTAAATAACTATAAATTACACATCGATCCACCACATTAGAAGCAGAAGTTGGATAAAACCACATTACCTCTCCAAATAAATTATTAATTCCACAATAAATGAATTGATTTGAAGTCGTGTTAAGATCATCATAGACATAATCTTCCACTAAACAGTCCATCGATTCGAGTTTACCAGTAAATTTAAAGAAACCATTATCAGACATCCAGTACGCAGCACCATCCACTTCGACAGCTGCATTCTTTCCTATCAGTCCACAGTTGGTACCTACTTGTTCATAGGCGAAAGTAAAAGGAGTTCCAACAAATCTCATGGTAAATAATGAAGTATCCGTCCATACGTAAATTGCATTTCTACCAAGTTTAGCTCCCATGATCCGTGATCCGGCAGCCAGTCTCTGTGTGCCAGCGGTATTGATTGCAGTAGGTGTCCAGTCGGTTATATCCTCTTGAGAAGAGAAACGAAGAAACATATCATCTTGAGTAGCCGTATCTCCAATTGTGGTTTCTGTTCCAAATAAAACTAAGTGACGATCAGGAGTCGAGACTAACATATCTCTGGACGCGGTTGGCGCACCACTAACAATGGTTGCTCTTGTTGCTGTTGCATTACTTAAATCTGCATCCCATTCAAACACAGCACTATTAAAAATTAAAGCTATAAGGGTTGATCCTAAATTATCCAAGGCCCAGAGACCAGGTTCAGCAACTTTATCAGTTGTAGTTGCAGCCTGATTCCATGCTGAATAATCACTTGTATTAGTAACCGTTGCTCCATCAGAGTGGGCGGCTCTTGTAGTTCCTCGAACCGCTCTTGTAATTCCTGTTAAATCGCTTCCTGAAACTCCTGTATAAGAAATTTCTTCTGTGCCTACTTGAACATAGCTTGTGCCTGTAGTCGGAAATCCGGTTACCGAAGCTAAAGTAATACTAGTTCCTGATCCTCCGGTTCCATAAATATTATCTCCTAATGCTCCATTTAAAGTTGTAGTTCGAGGAGCGGATACAGTACCTCCAAACTGAGAAATACCCCATCCATAAACTCCAACCTGTTCAGCTGGGCCTACGGGATAATAGAATTTAACAGAACAGTCTCCATCAGTAGCCGTTGCACTGGCAGTAGATCCCATAGTAATACTAACTGTGGTAGAATCTACTACTTCAGTTATCATAAAAGTTTTATCATCAAAATCAGAAGCAGAATAACCTGAGCCTGTTGGAGGTGTAACACTTTCAAGAAATAAAATATCTCCTGCTGTCATTCCTGTGGTAGAGGATAAAGTAATTTTAAGAATCGCGGAGCTACTAGTAGAAGCTAGGGCATTTGTTAATGCTCCAAAATCCGTTTTAATTGGGTGAATATCATAATAGGCCTCACCGGTGTATGCATATAAAATTCTGTTGGTTCCAATGATGGAGTACTTAATTCCTTCTTTGTTAACCATTTGATGAAGAGCTCGAGCAGATCCACATAAAGACTTGTCTCCTAACTGAGCCCAACCCCCTATTTTTTCAGGTGTACCATATCTAAAACGAATGTTTTCACCCCCAGTCCATTGTGCTTCAGCACCTGTAGGGGTAATTTGTTTATTAAATCCGGGTAAAAATCCTATTTTTTGTAACATAGAAATCCATTATATTATATATTTCCTATTGATGAAATACCTATAAAGGTCTCTTACCACATTAATTTTGCTTTGCAAAGGGTCAAAAGTTTGGGTTTACTGATACTTTTTCTTGTTCCAAAAAAGTTGTTTATACCGGTGAAGAATTTTGGTAGCCCAATTAAAATCAGCAGGTTTATAATCTTTTTCATACTTGATTTTCATTTTCCAACTATTTCTTTTGAAAGGAATTACTTGTGCATAAGGCATTCCTCTTTTAAAGATTTTTTTATATGAAGGATATTTATGCTTGTTAAATATAAATGGAAAATTTATGGTTTGATGATAGGTATCAGTATCTACTACGGCAGGGATAATATTAAAATAATCTTCTTCCCTTAATAAAGGGGGTATAAATAAACAAGAATAACCTGGGGGTGTTGAAATTTCAAAAGGATTCAATATTTTAGGAATAGGTGAGGCACCTCCTGGACTATTGTTCTGTGCAAGAAAAGAATCTTCTCCTCCTACTTGGATATTGGAATGTGATTTTGGATCTGTTTGTAATAAATTATGATAAAAATGGATATTCTCCGCAGAAAAATTAATTTTAATTATTTTTTTACCTATCTCTCTATCAAAATAATTATAAACTATTTCCATATCTTGTGGAAGTCTTAAAAGATAACCACTGGTTAAAGCATCTTGAACTGGTTGGCATCCTTTAATATTTAATTTTCCTACGCCGTGTACCGGGAGTTTTTTAAACCATTCAGGAATATGTCTAGCAGCTGGAATAGGTCGCATTTCTTCTACATCTTTAAACGTCTCATCAGTAGTAAATAAAATTTTATTTTCCCTCATATTTACTATCATCAAAAGTTAATATATTTTTTACTCCGTCTGGTCTGCTCATTGCAAACTCCATAATTAGTTTTGCTAAACTATTTCCAAAATGAGTAAAACCTTCCGGTGTGAAAATTAATTTTTTTCTTTCTTGTAATATTTTTATTTCTTCATCTGAAAATATTAGTTCACCACCACCATCTTTTGTCTGTATTATTTTCATCTTGGGAACTCATCTTTAGATGTTCCAAATGATCTTCTTTTATCTATGTACCATTCTCTATTAGGTCCCTTAGCATCTACATAATGTAGAAATAATTGTGAATACCAATCTCCATAGAATTTTTCTCTCCAATGTTCTTGTTCACATCCTCGATATATAATTGCATCTCCTGGTTCTAACAAGAAAGAATTACCTTCTACAAATATAGACCATTCTTTATCTCCTCCTAAATGAAGGGTCACACTTATCTCACATGAAGGTCTATCTTTATGTTTATTTAGAAAAGAGCCATAAGTATACATTCTCCAATAAGAATAAGTAGGTAAAAGAGATAAACCTGTTTCTTTTTCCATTAACTTTTTTTTACACACTACTAAAGAATCGCATAACGTGTCTCCATAACCACTTGCCTCGGTATGTCCTAAACCTACAAGATTACAAGTAGAAGCAGAATTAGTTGAAAATAGCTCTATATCATCATTAAATTTATGTTTTAAAGAAATATAAGGAGAGACTAGGTTTAATTCATCTTTACTTAAAAAATTTTTAATTATTTTATTTTTCATGTTCTGAGCCATCCAATTATCGAATATCTTTCTCCTGTGATTACAGGGTTTATTTGATGTTGATATAAAAAATTACTAGGGAATATAATAAGTGAATTAGCCTCAGGAGGTATAGTTAAATGAGGAGGTTTTTCAAGATTTGAAAGAGTAGAAAAGGAAAGTTCTCCGCCTTCATAGTCGTCATTTATAAAATATATACATGAAAAAGTTCTAGGATAACTTGCACAATCGTCATGATGAAACACATAATGTCCGTCCTTATTATATTTAAGAAGTTCAATATTCTGAATTGAAAAACCGGTATTGTTTAAACCAATAGATTCCATATATTTTCTTACATTTGTACTAAGAATATTTTTAAATAAACTACACATATATTGAGCTGTTTTAGAATCATTATTTATATTATCTAAAGGCCAATGTTCAGTTGACCTAATATCTTCTACTACTTTGGAGGTGCAGGTTCCTACGCGATTAGTTTGATTAACAGATGCTTTTTTAAATTTTGGAATTGAAGATTTACTAACTTCTATAATATTTTTATGTATATTTTCACCTACAATATTTTTATAAATTCTTATATAATTAACTAAATTTAAAGGGTGACGAAAATCTTCTTTCATAGTGTATTATTATCAGGAGTTGATAAAATTGTAAAGTATATAAATTATGGAAGTTGTAGCATATTTTTAAATGCTATAGAATTATCTGCACAATATTGTTCCCATGTTTGTGTCATAGGAAAAGTAACTCCACTATAATCAAAATTTTCTAAAGTTGATTTATAGGTGTTCCAAAAGCTATACATAGCATTACTAGAATTATTTTTTAAAAATTGTTCAATGGATTTCATATTATCTCTTAGACGACTTTTTAGCAGATCTGCATCCGGCCAACCGGTAGGTGTTATATCTGTAAAAGTAATAGAATCTGTAGTTGTAGAATCTACTTTTTTAGTCCCTAATTGAACTCCACTAAAATCAGCGCTTGAAATTACAATGATTCTGTAATCATCAACATTAATATTTAAACTATTTTTTTCAGCGTCGTCTTCAGCTATTCTATATAGATCGTTAATACTTTCGTTTTTTAGTAAAATTGCATATGCCATATTTATTCCC